CGATGCTCCTGAAGGCTTGAAGCTGATGATGCGTCGTGCTCTTGAGAAGACTATGGAAGGTGATTTTGAAACTGACTCAATGCGCTACAAGGCGACTGAGCGTTACATCCCTAACTGGACTGATCCACGTTGCTTGTTCGGTACACCGGGCGCGTAATACACGGGGGGAGGTAACACTCCCCCTTTTCTACAATTTGTCATACTTTTCATGGAGCAGACAAAATGCCACAATTTTCAGATGATTTGTTTTTAGGTTCGGCTCAGTCGTTTGTTGGTACTAATCCCAACAACGCTTTTGCCAACCCAGCACCAATGGACTTGGGCTTTGGCCCAATGGGTCGTGTTTACTTATTGGATGAGACTCCAGCTACTGTTACTACAGCCGCTGTTCTTGCCGCTAAGACTCCTACTGTCGCTACTACTTATAGTGGCACTCAGTTGGCTGCTGCTTCAGCTACCGCGGGTACAACGCAGGTAACTCGTAGCGATGGCACGATTGTTCTTCAATTAGATTACCCACGCGCTGTTTCTGTGACTACCGCTTCTGGTAGCCCCACTAACTCCGTTATTACTATCTCTGGCTATGACTATTACGGTCAATCAATGTCTGAGATTATCCAAAGTGGTACTGTTGCTTCTACAACTACCAACGGTCGTAAGGCGTTCTTCCAAATCTCTAGCGTAGCTTTCTCGGCTGCTACTGCGGTAGCTGTGTCGGTTGATACGACTAAGATCATGGGCTTGCCTGCTAAGGTAACTGATCCTTCGTATGTTCTGACTGCTAAGTTCAATGCTGGCACGATTGACAATACTTCTGGCGTAGTTGCTGGTTTAGGTGGTGGTTCAACCACTTACTCAACACAAGCAATTACAAACTTTACTGCTGCTACTCCCGGCGTTATTACTGTTGCTTACTCTCCACCAAGCGGTACTTTAGTATCGTTGACTGGTGCTTTGGGTACGTTGACTGGCGTTTCGTTGAACACTACTTACTGGTGGACTAACGTATCTGGTACAACTGGTAAGCTGTCAACCACTCAAGCTAACTACTTGGCTGGTACGTTTGCGGCTACTGGCGGCACAACAATTACTAGCGGTATGAACTTGGTTCCTTCAAGTGTTTCTAGCGCTGTAACTCCAGATGTACGCGGTACTTACGCAATTTCTGGTACTCCAGACGGCTCTAAACGTCTGTTGATCAGCATGGGTTTGACAGCAATCCAAGTTGGCCCAAATTCAACCCGTTCAGGCTTGCTTGGCTCAGACCAAGCTTAAAGGAGAACCGTTATGGCAACTAAATTTAAGCGTGAGCCTAAAGAGAAGACTACAGAGCCTTCAGTTGACGAGGTTGGTCATGGCATGAAGAAGGGTGGCCATGCTCATAAGAAGCATATGATGATGGGTGGTGCTCCTATGGGTGCTACTCCTATGGTTCGTCCACGCACTCGTATGGCAATGGCTGCTGCAGCTCCAACTCGCGCTCCTATGATGCGCAAGCATGGTGGTGAAGTTGAAAGCAAGGCTGAGCACAAAGCTGAGATGCATGAGATGCACAAGATGGAGAAGGAACTCAAACATCATGAGCATATGCCTGCAAGCAAGGCGCATCGTGGTTTGAAAAAGGGTGGTATTTATAAGCCAACTCCCGGCGGTTTGCTGGAAGAGGGTAAGCCACACCACAAGGCAATGACTGGTGCTGTTGAAGGCCCCGGTTATAAGCATGGTGGTCATACCAAGAAGCACCACAAAGCTGTTGGTGGCGTTATGTCAGCTGTCCATGAAGGTGGTAAGCAGTTAAAGCACGGCGGCCATGCAAAGCATCACATGGCTAAAGGCGGCACATTGCATCCACATATTGATGTTCAGGACAAAGTGGTTGAGGCTAAGCAACGCAAGAGCATCAGTTCAAAGACTGGCGCACTTGAGGGCGTTGGCTACAAACACGGTGGTCATACTAAGAAACATCACTATGCTAAGGGCGGCACAGTGTCTCAGAACGTAGCAAAGCGTTATGAGAACACTATGGTTCATGATGGCGTTCATAGCCCTATGCAGAAGAAAGCAGGAACTGGTGAGATTAAACAAGTTCCAGCTGGCTACAAAAAGGGCGGTCATGTGAAGCATCACGCTCATGGCGGTCATGTAGCGCATCACACTACGCACGGTCATGGTGATCACGGTCATACTCATATGCATCAGCATATGGCTAAGCACGATCACGGTCATGACAAGATGGATGGTCATCCTATGAAGCACGGTGGTAAAGCTCACCATACTTCTAAGGTGTCTACACATCACAAAAAGGGCGGCAAATGTAATTACTAAGAAGTAAAATGGGGGGCATGTCCCCCCAGCTGTCTCAGCCTATTACCACTTCACTTTTCTATTACTAAGGGCGCAAAATGGCACAGTTAGTTGTTTATACAAATTCTTCCTCTAAGACGGAAGATCAACTGCGTACACAAAAATCTCAACTGTCTGGAGCCTATGATGCTGTAGACAAGATGAGGGTATCGCAGCCTCAATCTTTGATCGACACTGACTTTGAATACGGTCAGCAGCCCAGTAAGTGGGAACAACTTGATCTTGAGAACAATCGTCAGAGCTGCTGGTACAACCAAAATTCTCCTATTCCTGTAACGTCTATTACAGGTAACGGTACAACGACTGTTGTAGTTTCTACTACGGCAACAGTTGCGGTTGGTACTCCAGTCTTTATTGAAGATGCACTAGACACTAACGCAAATGGTTGGTGGTTAGTCTCTGCTTCTACTGGTGGTACATCGTTTACTGTCATTACGACGAGTGTTGTAGCTTCTGGTGAGCAATACAACGCTACTGCTACTTATGTTTATTCCGGATATTTCTTTACTAACGCTGGTATTGCAGTGGCTGCATCCAGCACCACAGCTATTACGACTAGCGGTACAGCAATCACAGTTAATACAACCTATCCGCATGGATTGAGTGCTAACTCTTTAGTTTTTATTGTTACAACCACTGGCGGCACAGGTGTTAACGGTGCTTGGGTAGTTGCTACAGTTCCTACAGCCAATTCGTTTACGATTGCAACAACTGGTGCTTCTGGTACGGTTACAACGGTTGGTGCTCGCACTACGGTTTATGCTCGTCCTTCTGGTTACGTAGAGACTCGCGCTTATGATGGTTCTGTAAACTTCACAGCGGGTGCTTCAGTTCCGAATCAGCAGATGGCTCGTCAGACCCGTCGTTACTTCCGTTACCAATCAGGTAAAGGCATTCAGTTTTCGACTGGTTCAATCTTAAAGCCACAATTATTTACAAGCTCTGTAACTAACAATGGTTCTAATACGACTGTTACTGTGACCACTCGTTGGGCGCATAACATGACAGTTGGTTCTTACATTCAAGTAAGTAATGCTGCTGTTGCTGCTTATAACGGTATATTTAAGATTGCTTCTGTCCCAACGGCGACCACATTAACTTACACAACAAACAACATCATTCCTTCGTCTAGTCCTGCACTGACTAACAATGGTTTGCCTGTTTCTGTTAGCCCTTACAGCTGGTACGGTTCAAGTAACAAGATTGGTTTCTTTGACTCGCAAAATGGTTTGTTTTTCCAATTTGACGGTCAGACTTTGTATGCTGTTTGGCGTAATTCTATTAACCAATTGAGTGGCACAGTTTCTGTTACTCAAGGTAACGGTACGGTAACTGGTACGGGTACAGTATTTACTAACCAATTAGTTCCCGGCGATTTTATTGTGATTCGCGGTCAAACTTATCGCGTATTGAACATTGCTAGTAATACATCATTAAATATCAGCCCTGAGTATCGTGGCGTGACTATTGCGAATGCGTTGGTATCTAAGACTATTGATACTAAGATTCCTCAATCACAATGGTATGACCCATTAGATGGTACTGGCCCAAGTGGTTATAACCTTGATCTGACAAAGAATCAGATGTGGTTCATTGACTACTCATGGTATGGCGCTGGTGTGGCTCGTTTTGGTTTACGTACATCAGGCGGTGCTATTGCTTATGTCTACGCTTTCCAAAGTAATAACATCCAATATCAAGCGTACATGCGTTCTGGTAACTTGCCATCGCGTTATGAGTCTAATGGTCAGGGCGCTATGACTACGTTGTATTCGACGATTACAAGCGCCGCAACAACTATTCCTATCGTTAGTTCGGCTGGCTTTAATCCAGCTGGCGGTACAGTAAAGATTACGGCTGCAGCAAGTGGTGGTGCGGTTGAGTATGTGACTTACACGGGCATTACAACTGCGGCTGCATCTGGTTTGGCCTACGACCAATTGACAGGTTGCACTCGCGGTGCGACTGGTGGCGGTGCTGCATCTGCATTTACTGCGGCAACTCCTGCTACTAATGCTATTCCTCCTGTATCTATTGAATATTCCCCACCTGATTCAGTAGCGGTTATATCGCACTGGGGTTCATCAGTGGTTATGGACGGTGGCTACAGCCAAGACGTATCGTTGATTTATAACTACGGTACAACGGCAACTGTCAACGTACCAGCAGGCGGTACTGTCCCCATTATGGCTATTCGTGTAGCTCCTTCTGTGGATAACGGCCAAGTTGGTACGTTGGGTCAAAAGGAAGTTATTAACCGCCTTCAGTTGCAATTGCGTGAGTTGGGTGTCATTACTTCTGGCGCGTTTCTAATTCAATTGAACTTAAATGGGTATACAAATGGTGGCTCTCCATCATGGACTTCATTTGCCTCCCCAACGCAGAACAATACAAATACAAGTTCTATTGTTCAAGTTGCAACTCAAACGTCAACAACAGCGACATTTACTGGTGGTGAGTCGATTGCAGCTGCGTTTACTAACAGTTCTGGTCAGACAACACTAGATTTGACTTCTGTTGCTGGTATCGGTAATGCAATTCTTGGTGGTGGTTTGAACAATACAGTTCCAACTAGCTATGCTGGTCAGTATCCTGATGGCCCAGATGTTCTTTATGTTGTAGCTACAAATACTGAAGCTTCCGCAAAAACAATCATCGCCCGTCTAAGCTGGGCAGAAAGTCAGGCTTAATATGCCACTAACTAAGAGTAAATCAGCGGCTGCATTCCAAAAGAACGTATCTACTGAGGTAAAGGCTGGTCGCCCTGTCAAACAGGCAGTGGCGATTGCCTACTCCGTTAAACGTGCTGCGAAGAAAAAGGATGGTGGTCTCTATGAAAACATCCACGCCAAGCAGGAGCGGATAGCTCACGGTTCTGGTGAGCACATGAGAAAGCCCGGCAGCAAGGGTGCTCCTACTGCTGATGCTTTCAAACAAGCGGCTAAGACAGTTAAGAAGAAAGACGGTGGTGTTTCTTTGGCTGTAGGACGCGGTGAGAAGCTCTCAGTTGAACGCGGAGCTGGTCTGACTGCCAAGGGTAGGGCTAAGTACAACAAAGAGACTGGAAGCCATTTAAAGGCTCCTCAACCACAGGGTGGATCACGTAAAGATTCATTTTGTGCTCGGATGAGTGGTGTAGTAGAACATGCGAAGGGTGATGCTCCTAGAGCTAAAGCCTCATTGAAACGCTGGAAATGCCCTAATTGGTAAGGAATAATCATGGCAGAAAACAACTACCTAAAGAACGCTCGTCAGGATGCCCTTTTAAAGAAGGAAAATGAAGAGTACAAAAAGTCTTTAGAGCAAGAAAGAATAGAAAACGAAGCTCCTCGTAAGGCGTTATCTGATGCTTACGATTATGTTAAGAATAAGTTTTCTGGCATGGGCGAAAGCGCAACTAAGTTTGCTAAAGAAAGTTTAGGTTTTAAACATGGTGGTGCGACAACGTGCAAGATGTCTACCCATGTCCCTAAAAAGAACGCTAATTGGTAAGCCATGAGCACAAGCGGAACAGTCAGCACTACCGTTATTACTGTCCAAAACTTGATAGACAGTGGGGCTAGACGCGCAGGTAAGCTTGCAGAAGACCTAAGTGTTGAGCAAGTGCAGGCTGCTAAGCAAAGCCTGTACTACATTCTGTCTAATTTAGTTAACTATGGCATTCAATACTGGTGTATTGAGAAGTATGTCTATGGTCTGACCCCAGATCATTACATTAACTACTTGCCAACTAAGTATAATGACGTATTAAATGTCAATTTTAGGACAACGACGAACAATACTATGGGCGGTTATAGCTCATCTGGTAATTCTTCGTATGCTTTTGACGGTCAATACACTAATATTTGTCAATTATCAAACAATACTGGGTACATTGGCATCAATAATGGCTCAGGAAACCCTATTTACATTGCTACTGTGGGTATTTTGCCTGCAGTTTCCGGCTCTGTTGACATTGCGATTCAGTATTCTCAAGACAATACGAACTGGACGACCATTTATGACCCCGGTTCAACTACTTGGACTGCTGGAACGTGGATATATTACGACCTAGACCCCTCTGCATCTGCTCCTTATTGGAGAATTCTGCAGACATCTGGCATTAATATGGGTGTATATCAGGTAACTTTTGGTTCTTCCCCTATTGAAATACCAATGGCACGGATGAATCGTGATGATTACACCAATTTGCCTAATAAAAACTTTACAAGTTACCGTCCATTGCAGTTTTGGTTTGATAGGAATATTCCACAGCCAGCAATGTATCTATGGCCTACGCCAAGCAGTTATCAGCCGCAGGTAGTTGTATGGGCGCAGCGTTATATTCAAGACGTTGGAGCACTTTCTGGCTCGTTAGAGATACCTCAGAGGTGGTATTTGGCTATCCAGAACATGTTAGCGCACCAAATGGCTATGGAATTGCCTCATGTTGACCCTAGCCGTATAGTTTATTGTGAGCAGCAGGCTGAAAAGTCCTTCTTACTTGCTGAGCAAGAAGAAAGAGACAAGTCGCCTATATATTACGCACCTAACATTAGCCCATATACAAGATGAGCCTTTGGTTAGATACTCATGGTAATTCTGTCTTATCGATTGCAATTTGTGATCGATGCAAGATGAAACGTGCGTACTCAGACATATCGGAAGACAGAAATATCCCCGGTCTTCGCGTCTGTAATGAAGGTTGTAACGACGAGCGTGATCCTTATAGGTTGCCAGCAAGACAACCTGAGAAGATAGCAATACGATTTCCACGGCCTGATGCTGATGTTGCAGAGTACCAAGACGCAATTACTACTGATCCTAACGTAGTAAATGACGGTCTATCATCAGCTGGTGAGTGGGGTATTGCTCCTGAGACATCACAGAACCCATTAGATGGCAATTTGGATAATTTGAGTCCTTAATCATGGCTAACGTAAGAATATCTCAGTTACCAACTCCACAAACTGGCTTGACTGGCTCAGAGTTAGTCCCTGTTGTGCAGAATGGTCAGACAGTACAGACAACTGTAGCTGCTATTGCTGCTACTTCTGGCGCGGTTGTTTTTCAAGGTACATGGAACGCTAGTACAAACTCACCTACATTAACTTCGTCTGTAGGCACTAAAGGCTATTACTACATTGTCTCTGTAGCTGGTACAACCAATCTTGATGGTATTTCTTTGTGGTCGGTTGGTGATTGGGCAGTATTTAATGGATACACTTGGCAGAAGATTGATGGTTCTAGTTCAGAGGCATTTACTAGCATTACAGTAACTAGTCTGAATGGTTACATGTATGCCAATGGTAATAGTCCAGTTACTTCATCATCAAGCATTCCAACGTCAGCTCTTTCTGGGACTATTACTAACGCTCAGCTTGCTAACAGTGCAATTACGATTAATGGTAATTCCGTTAGTTTGGGTGGCTCAACCACAGTTACGGCAACGACTACTAGTACGTTAACGATTGGTACTGGCTTATCTGGTGGTACTTTTAACGGTTCAACCCCAGTAACTATTGCTTTAGCCAATACAGCGGTAACAGCTGGTTCTTACGGTTCTGCTACTCAGGTAGGCACGTTTACTGTCAACGCTCAGGGTCAGTTAACTTTAGCTGGCAACACAACAGTTACTCCAGCGGTTGGATCGATTACTGGTCTGGGAACTGGTGTAGCAACAGCTTTAGCAATCAATATAGGATCATCAGGGGCGTTTGTAGTTAACGGCGGTGCTTTAGGTACTCCTAGTTCTGGAACGCTTACAAACGCTACAGGATTGCCTTTAACTACTGGTGTTACAGGAACTTTACCTGTTGGAAATGGCGGTACAGGCATTACTAGTTTGACTGCTGGATACATTCCTTACGGTAATGGCACAAGTGCTTTTGCATCAAATTCAGGATTTACTTTCACAGGTACTACGCTTTATTCCCCTACTTTATCTGTAACATCAACAATTAGCACAACGCCAAATTTAACATTTAATGCAAGCAATTCAGGCATTACTTCAGGCGCAGCGGTATCCGGCAATTATTTGCAAACTGTTATTCAAAACAGCAGTGGTACAGCAGGAGCTTCTACTAATTATGTATTAAGCAATGATTTAGGAACAGACTCTACCTATTATGGTGAGTTTGGTATGAATTCATCTGTATATTCAGGCGCTGGTGTTCCTTCTGATTTTTTTAGCCTTAATAATGGACTTTATTTTTCTGGCCATGATGGAGATATTACTCTTGGCTCAGGAAACGGTAAGAAAACTTACTTTGCGTGGGGTTCGTCAGGACAATCAGCGCACGTAATTAATTCGTCAGGTGCTATAGGTTTAAATACAAACTTAGCTGCCGGAACTGGTTCAGGAACGACAAATTTTGGAACAAGTGGTCAAGTATTAACTTCAGCAGGTAGTGCGGCAACACCGACTTGGACAACGCCAAATGCTGCGACTGTTACTTTGGCAGCTGGTGCTGGAGCAACCAATTACCTAACATTTTCTGCCACAGCTACAGGCAATCAACCACTTACTACAAATACTTTATTGACTTACAATTACACTAATAATGCCCTAACGGCTGGTATTAATGGTGGGACTTTCTAAGGAATAGGCCATGGCAGCTACTGGTTACACCCCAATTATCTTATTTAACAGCACCTCTGCTGGTAATCAGCCGACAACAAGTAACCTTGCTGTGGGTGAATTGGCGCTGAATGTTCCCGATGGAAAGTTGTACTACAACAAGTCTGGAACCATTACTGTATTGGCAACGGCTGCAACTGCATCTATAACCTTGCCATTATCGATTGCCAACGGTGGTACTAATGGATCAGCGACACCAACTGCAGGTGCGGTTCCATACGGTACAGGTACTGCGTATGCGTTTACTGCGGCTGGTACTAGTGGCTACGTACTGACATCTCAAGGTTCTAGTCCACCTATTTGGTCAGCAGCTAGTGGCGGCGTTTCTATAGGTAAAGTAGTGGCTATTTCAATGATTTTCGGATTCTAGCGGTTAATTTTTGGATTTTAAGGAGCCATTATGGCAAACCCGAACATTATCAACGTAACAAGTATTTACGGAAACGTCGGTTACGTTATTCCTTCGTCGGCGGCTACTGCCACGACTTCATGGACGTACAACGGTACTACTGCTTTAACTGGTTTGACTCCAGCTACGAGCACTGTGAACCGTATCACGTCGATTACAGCGTCAAATACGACTTCAAGTGCTGTGACTGCAACGATTGCGATTGGTAACAACGCGACGTTTGGTTCAGCTACTGTGATTACGTATCCTGCGTATCAGATTTCAGTGCCGCCAAATGCGACTCTGATCATCATCGACAAGACTAACTCAATCTACATCACTGAGAATCAGTCTGTTGCTGCTTATTCTGGTACTGCTAGTGCGCTGACATTTACAGCGACTTTTGAGCAAATAACATAATCTGGGGCTGACATGGGACTTCGTTATCCCGGTGGTTATGTCACGGCGACGTACAACCCGCTTGCCTACACTATTGCTGCTGCTAACCTGCTAGTTGTTGCTGGCGGTGGTGGAGGCGGTTCTGACGGCGGAGCTGGCGGCGGCGCAGGGGGTTTTCAGCTTACGTCGTTTGGAATTGTTGCTGGCACTACATACACAATTACTGTTGGCGCTGGCGGTGCGGCTGCTACTGGTTCAGCAAGAGGCACTGCGGGTTTTAACTCTGTGTTTACCGGAGTTACAGCTACAGGCGGGGGCGGGGGTGGAGGAAATACTGCGGCTGACGGTGGGTCAGGAGGCAGCGGCGGTGGCGGCTCATCATGGACTTCAACCAACGTAGGCGGCGCAGGCACTTCTGGGCAGGGTAATGTTGGCGGCAAAGGATTTTATACAGGGTCTGGCGGCCCTGCAAATGGTGGTGGAGGCGGTGCTGGCTCTGCTGGATTCTCAGCTTCTTCTAGCACGGCAGGTGGTAACGGTGGTTCAGGAGCGCCAACCACGATAGCTGGATCGCAAGTTTACTATGCTGGCGGGGGTGCTGGATATGGAACAGGCGGGGCTACCACAGGTGGTGTCGGCGGCGGTGGCAACTGTAATCCTAGTACGGCTGGCGGGACTAATTCAGGCGGCGGTGGCGGGGCTAATGCTGGCTCTGGAGGGGGTGCTGGCGGTAGCGGCATAGTCATCGTAAGAAACGGTAGAGCAGCAGCTTCTTACACAGGTTCCCCTACAATTACTAACGTCGGTAGTGACTACGTATATACATTCACTGGCAACGGATCAATAACATTCTGAGGTAGCACATGGGACATTTCGCTAAACTTGATGACAACAACGTGGTGCTAGAAGTCAACGCACTTAGCAACCATGAGCTAGAGATTAGCAAGACTACGACAGACGAGAACGGTAACGTACTTGTGTCTTTGGTTGAGTCTGAAGACAAGGGTATTGCTTTCCTAACTGCTTGGTCAGGCGGTCATACTAATTGGAAGCAGACAAGCTACAACGCTACCTTCCGTGGCAAGTTTGCAGGTATTGGCGACACGTATGACCCAGTAACAAATATGTTTATAGCGCCTGTAGTAGAAGTGCCAGAAGGCTTACCTACTATGAGCTTGACATCATTAGAAACTCAACAGATAGAAGCAGTTGTTACACAGGCTGTTGTTGACTTATCTTCAGCTGATATACCTGCTTTGACTAGCAACGAAATTATCGCTTTGACTTCAGAACAATTATCGGGGCTATAACATGCCACAGTACCAAGGTGTATGGACGCTAGAAGCTCAGGCTCAAGCTCTAACCAATCAACAATGGGTAACTGACCCTAATTTTAAGAACACCACTCTGCTGTTACAAGCAGACGGTACAGGCAGTGGCTCGCAGAATCAAACCTTCCTAGACAGCAGTACAAACAACTTTTTCATCACAAGAAACGGTAACACTACCCAAGGATCGTTTTCGCCGTTTAGTCAGGCTCCGGGGTATTGGAGTGACTATATGACCAGTGGTTATTTGACCACTGCGGCTAATGCGGGATTTGCATTAAGTGGTGACTTTACAGTTGAATGTTGGGTGTATTCTGGGGATTCTTCTTTAGATAGTTCAACACGACGTAGAATTTTTCACACTGGTGGCGGCGATATAGCAAGTTCATTACAACTTCTGTTAGGGACAAGCGCAGGTAATTCCGCAGTTGTAAGCGTATTAAATAACGGCTGGTTGATTGATGGAACAATTAACGTAGTAACAAACTCATGGAACCATGTTGCTGTTACACGTAGTGGTACTTCACTAAAGTTATTTGTTAATGGCGCACAATCAGGCACAACCGCAACAACC